TATTGGATTAACAAATATAATACCCTTAATAAGGGTTTAAATGATAATAGAGGGGGGTGTGGTACTTTAAATCACACTGAAGAATCAAAACAAAAAATAAGTAAAGCTAACAGCAAACCCAAACCAGCTAATTTTGGGACTAATCGAAGTAAAAATTTCTACACAGACGAGTGGAAACAAAAAATAAGTGAATCTAATAAAGGACGCACTAGCCCTATGAAAGGAAAAGTTGGATCTAATAAAGGTAAGATAATGAATGAAGAACAAAAACGTAAAATAAGTGAAGCTAATAAAGGTCGGAAGAAACCTATTGGATTTAAACCACCTGGGCGTCCCAAAAAAAAATAAACATTATATTGTGGATAATAAAATTAAAAAAATAGACACCCTATTATATGATTTAGAGATGCTTTTAAAAGTATCTGAAAAAATCGAAAATTTTGATAACATAAATTTGGATTCTTTAAATGAAAGTCTTAACTTTATAAAAAAAGATATATTATCTAAGTATGCTCCAATCAGTTCCTCCCAAACCTACAAGTAGAAAAAAGAGTCCATTTTATTGGTGGAGGCGTTTTCCTTCTAAACCCGAATTACACCCATACCAACCTCTTATTAACCGAATAAAAAATGGGGATTTTGATTATCCTGAATTTTTTCAACAAGCTAAATGGGAAAGTGTATGGTGTGAACAAGATATAGAAGCTATACGTTATTCTTTCAGAGACTATGAATCTTATTGTGAAGAAGTAAGTGATATTCGCTCAGGATATGCTAAAAGGATTCGTAATCTTACTAAAGATGGACACGAAACCGAAAAAAAACGTTTAGATAAAATCACTAAGGAATTTTCACGTATGTTTAGAATACCTTATGATAAAGTATTTGAACGTATGAGTGAATTTGATGGAACATTAGAAGAATTATATTGGGTTCTTTATGAAGAAAGCGGTTATAAGCGTCAATCTATAGAAGAAATCCAAGACTTTGTCAATCAAGTTATACACCAACAAACTCAGAAACGTGGTCGTGGAAGGCCCCGTAAAAACCCTATAGTATGAATTTAATATTATTAACTTTAACTTTATGTTCCGTTGTTTTTTCTTTTTATATATATTTTGGTCAAAATAAAATGGTAAAAAGAGAGGCTCAACTTCTTTTTGATGAATGGAAAATCGGAGAAGAAAAATCAATCCGTGAAGATGCTTACCAAAGATCACGTGCTGTTAGTTTTGGTAAAACTATAGAACATTATGTTCCCTTTATGGAAAATTTTCCAGTAGATCCTAAAGATGCTAAATTTTTTGGTAAACCTATTGATTATATAGCATTTGTTGATGCTGGGTCTAAAAAAAAATGTTCTGTTCATTTTATTGAAGTAAAAAGTGGACAAAGTAATTTAAATTCACGACAATCTAATATAAAAGATGCAATTTTAGAGGGCAGAGTCCATTGGCACGAATTTAATGTTAATGGAATTTGGGAACACGAAACTAAAAACCAACATTTAAATAGTTAATATGTTAGTATCTCACGAAGTTCCTATAGCTTATTTAGAAGCTAGTAACTGGTTTAATGACTATGACTATTGTCTTCCCCATCTTTTAGATTTATACCCTGGATATGAAAAATATTTTAGGGAAGCAAAACAAAAAGGGCGATATATCATAATGGATAATTCACTTCACGAGTTAGGTGAAGCCTATGATACAAGTCGTTTGTTATATTGGATAAATGAACTTAAACCTAATGAATTCATTATCCCAGACGTGTGGGAAGATGCTATTAAATCTATGCGTAATGCTAAAGAATGGTTACATATAGAACTTCCTAATGGGGTAAAAAAAGTAGCTGTAGTTCAAGGTAAATTATTTAGTGATGCTGTTAAATGTTATCATACTTACAAACTATTAGGGTATGAAAAGATAGCATTCTCATATGGGGCGGATTACTATCATACCGAAATGTGTCCTCATCCTAATAAAGATATAGGTAAGGCATTAGGTCGTTTGTTAGTAATTAGTAAAATGTTAGAACTAAAAGCTATAAATAGATCAGATGAAATTCATCTTTTAGGTTGTTCTTTACCCCAAGAGTTCTTATATTACAAAGGAATTGAACAAATAAAAACCATAGATACTTCAAATCCTATTATGGCAGCTTTTGATGGTATGTTATATAATGAATGGGGTTTATTAGAAAAACCAAAAACTAAAATTGATGATGTAATTGGAGATAAAACTGATTTCCAAGTATATCAAAAAATTGAACATAACGTAGAAACATTTAGAAAAATAAACAATTTATGAAAAAACAAGCAGTATTGTCACTTAGTGGAGGTATGGACAGCTCCACATTGTTGCTTCATCTACTCGCCAACGATTATGAAGTGACAGCACTATCTTTTGATTATGGTCAAAAACATAAAATAGAATTAGAACGAGCTCAAGACTTAGTAAATTATATTAATGATAGAGCTATTAAATCTAATTTGAGTGGTGAATTATATAAAGCCTATTTTAAAGTAAAATATGGAGTAATTAAACTTGATGGTTTAGCTCCTATGCTTAATAGTACTCTTGTAGAAGGTGGAGATGAAGTACCTGAAGGACATTATCAACAAGAGAATATGAGAGAAACAATCGTCCCTAATCGTAACAAAATCTTTAGCTCTATTATCCAAGCTGTAGCATTAAGTATTGCGGATAAGCATAATACTAATGTTTATATAGCAATGGGTATTCACGCGGGAGACCACGCTATTTACCCAGACTGCAGACAAGAATTTAGAGATATTGATTATCAAGCATTTATTGAAGGTAATTGGGGAGCTGAGCGGGTTGAATCTTATACCCCTTATCTCCATACAGATAAATTAGGTATTTTACAAGATGGGAAAAAATGTTGTGAGCATTTAGAATTGAATTTTAATGAAGTATACAAACGTACTAATACCTCTTATAAACCTTTACAACATAATGGAATTTGGTATAGTGATTATAAATCAGCAAGTTCAGTAGAACGTATTGAAGCTTTTATGAAACTTGGGTATCCCGATCCTGTACTTTATGCAGATGAAAATAGTCCTGTTAGCTGGGAAGTAGCTAAAGCTCACGTAGAAAAAGTATTAGAAAATGCCTAAATTTCAATCAACAAAATTATTTGATGGATATTCAGCTTGTTTTAGACAATGGAAAGCTGATGGAACTCACTGCAAATTTTTACACGGATATGCTATATCATTTAGAGTATGGTTTGAAGGAGACCTAGATGAACGTAATTGGGTGTTTGATTTTGGGGGTATGAAAAGAGCCAAAACCAAAATTGATGGTAAATCTCCCAAAGATTATTTTGCTTGGTTACTGGATCATACTACCATTGTATCTGATGATGATCCGTATATTGAATTATTTTATGAATTAGAATTAAATAATATTATTCAATTAAGAGTTTTACCTTCAGTAGGGTGTGAAAGATTTGCTGAATTTTTATATGATAAAATCAATAAATTCTTAGAAATCGAAACTGAAGGACGAGTTAGAGCTTCTAAAGTAGAAGTTTATGAACACGATAGAAATAGTGCCAGTTATGGAGAATAAACGAATAGAAGATTATAATAAAGTACTCCCCGTTGTAGAAGTTTACTTATGTGTTCAGAGTGAAGGTAGTAGAGCAGGTATGCCTACTATTGCTATTCGTACTACTGGATGTACTCACAGATGTTGGTTTAGTGAAGGGGGGTGGTGCGACAGCTGGTATACTTCAATTCATCCCGAAAAGGGAACATTTACATTCAATGATATTATAGATATTTATGACAAATATCCTTATGTTAAGGAAATGATGTTAACAGGTGGTTCACCTACAATGCATCCTGCTTTAGTAAATGAATTAACCCATTTTGCAAATGAAAGGGATATCACAATCACAATTGAAACCGAAGGTTCGCACTTCATTCCCACTGACTATCAAATTGGTCTCATATCCCTTAGCCCTAAGTTTAATAATTCTGTCCCTCGTATTGGTGTCCTTACGCCCGGTGGTAAAGTGGTGGATGAAAAATTTATCGAAACTCATAACCGCCTTAGACTTAATCGTGAAGCCATTAAGAAAATGATAGAATATCATAAAGATTATCACTACAAACCAGTATGGGATGGAACTGAGGAGACACTTAAAGAAATTGAAGACTTTAGAGTTGAAATGAATATACCCAAAAACAAAACTTGGGTTATGCCTGCTGGAGATAATAGAGAAGAATTAATCAAAATATATCCTAAAGTAATTGAAATGTGTGCTGAACACGGCTATAATTTTACAGGTAGAGAACACATAATTGCTTATGATCAAAAACGTGGTGTTTAATTATATTATATAACTATTTATAAATTATGAATTTAAGTAAAAACCTAACACTAAATGAAGTTACCAAGTCTAATACAGCTGTTAATCTTGGTATCAATAATGAACCTAATGCTGAGCAGCTTGAGAACTTGAAGACTATAGCTAATGAGGTGTTTCAAAAGATTAGGGATCATTTTGGAGTACCCATTAAAGTATCAAGTGGGTTTAGGTCTGAAGCATTGAATAAAAAAGTTGGAGGTAGTAAAACCTCTGATCATATGAAAGGATGTGCTTTAGATATTGATATGGATGGAATACCTGGAAACGTTACTAATCGGGATATTTTTAATTATATTAAGAATAATCTTGTATTTAGACAATTGATTTGGGAATTTGGGAATGCTAATAACCCTGACTGGGTACACGTTTCTTATGTTAAAGGAGATAACAAAAAAGAAATCTTAAAGGCTATTAAAAAAGGTAAAAAAACAATTTATGTACCCTATTAAATTTATAAGATGCAAGAAGCAATTAGTGAAAAAGATCTAAGTTTTGAAATTAAAATCTTAGCTAAAAGAATAAATGATGAACATAGAGGAGATTCTACCCCTATAGTATTTGTTTGTGTTTTAAATGGAGGATTTATGTTCTTTAGTGATTTAGTTAAAGAAATAAATGTTCCTATTGAAATTGATTTTATAAGATGTAAATCTTATTTTGGAAGAAAGCAGGGTGATTTAGTTATAACTAAAGATCTTGAAACCAAAATTAAAGGAAAACACGTCTATATTGTAGACGATATCCTTGATTCAGGAAACACTATGGGAGCGGTTATAAAATTTCTACAAGTTAAAGAACCTAAAAGTTTAACCCCAGTAGTTGCAATTTGCAAACAAAACTCAGACTTTGATAAAGTATTACATATTATATACCAAGAAACAGATTCATTATTTGATCCTTGGTATATTGGGTATGGTATGGATGATGACAAGGGATATAATAGAAATTTAAAAACTATCCATATTATCTAAATTTTTTTTAATATTTATACTATATAAATATCTTTATTATGAAGTTAAGGCAATTACTTAAGGAAATAATATTATTTGAAATATCTTTAGATCAAATTCAAACCCAGTTTGTAGATACTGGAAAATTATCAGCTAGAGACTTTGAAAAAATTAAAGAAGCTTCAGGTGGAGATAGTGCTTATGCTACTTGGTTAGTTGCTCGTGTAGTAGGATCTAAACGTCAGTCTCCTTTAATTAAATCTGAAGATATTTATAAATACAAAAATTATTTAACTACTTTTAAATTAAGAAGAAAAGAATTTCCGTTTAATGATATAAATCAAATTAAATCTCCCCAAGATTTAGCTCAATTTATAACTACTGCTGTAAATCTTAAAAATCAAGAAGAAGAAGATCCCTCACAAATTAAAGGAATTACTAAATCCGAAAAATACTCAAAATTAAAAATTGGTGAAATAGGGGGATTTGCTGTATATAAAATCCCTAAAGGAGCTACCCAATTAAAACAAGTTGCTTGTGATTTAGGTAGTGGTACCCAATGGTGTACTGCTGATTCAAGAGCAGATTATTTTGAGGAATATATAGAAGCGGGTCCTCTTTATATCTTTGATAATGGTAAAGGAGAAAAATATCAATTTTCTTACGAAACTCTAAATTTTATGGATAAATATGATGCTCCTGTATTCGGAGTTAATGGAAATAAAACCTTGATTGTTAAATTATTTCAATATTTAGAAAATATAGGAGAACAAAAAATTCCACTTACAATTAAACTTATTAATCCCGATTTCTTTTCTTTTTCTCCTAAAGATCTTAATGTTAAAGGTGATTTTATGATACCAGATAATATATTAAAAGATTTTAAATTACCTGATAATTTAATGGTTAGTGGTGATTTTCAACTAGATAATACCAATATCAGATCATTTCCTAAAAATTTACAAGTTGGGGGGGACCTTTATTTTACGGCTACTTTAATTACTTCAGTTCCTAATGATTTAAAAGTTGGGGGTAGTATTTATTTGGGTAATAATAAAATTACTTCATTCCCCGATAATTTACCAGTTAAAGGTACTCTTAGTTTAATCTATACTAAGATTACCTCACTTCCTGACAATTTAAAAATTGGAGGTAATCTTGATTTAAGTAATACTCCTATCACCTTTCTTCCTAAAAATTTACAAATTGGGGAGGATCTTTATTTGAGTAATACTAAAATTACCTCCCTTCCTAAAGATTTACAAGTTGGGGGTGATGTTATGATAGGTAATACTCCTCTTGCTTTCTCTCTTTCTCCTGCAGAAGAAACAGAATTTCGTAAAAAATTCCCAGGGATTAAAGGAAAAATAAAAGGTATAAAAGAAATAATACGTTTTGAAGATAATGGTGTTTATGAAGGTAATGTTAAAATTGAAAATCGTTCACATTTATTACCTCCTAATAATATAGAATTCAAAAATGACTTACTAATATATAATGAAGTTGGCCAACTTCCTCAAAATAGTTTAAAAGTTGGAGATGATTTTTGGTTGGCGTATATAAAGGATACAACTATTTCTTTTCCCAAAAATTTACAAGTTGGAGGTAATTTTTCTATATTTAATAATCTTGATAAGGAGGTTGGTTCTTCTATTAAAGTTCTTTCATATCCTAATAATTTTGAAGTTAAAGGAAATTTTTCAGCACGTAATAATGTACTTACTTCACTACCTAGTAATTTAAAAATTGGAGGTAATCTTGATTTAAATAATACTAAAATCACCTCCCTTCCTAAAGATTTACAAGTTGGAGGTAATATTAATTTACTTGATACTCCTCTTTCCTCCAAAACCGAAGCCGAAATTCGTCAAATGGCTCCTGGGATTAAAGGAGATCTC